ATCAGGTTTTTCCATCTGAATAATATTATGAATTTCTTGGGTACTTCCATACCCATCTACACAATACAAAAATACAGATGGATCTTCAACATTAGCAAACTTTGCAGTATCAGCGCTAATATCTAATCTTTTACCCTTTTCTGGATGTTTGATAGCTCCAGCTATATTAACCCAATTAAAATGTTGACATGTATGCACTACTATCTCTTTAGCTACAGTAGCTACTCCAGAATGCACTCTAATATCGTCACAAATTAATAATATTTTCTTCCTTTTATCCTTAGGAATATATTTAAAACTTTTATTCATTAAATTTCAATTTATAGTTCAAGATTAGTTTGATTGGTTATTTGTTTTCTAAAATCTTCATCTGTAAGATATAAATAAATTGCGCGGTCCGCAAGTTTTTGGAACGAAAATTTTCGTCTTACACATTCAATTTTAAAGTTTTCAAATAATCCACTTTGAACTTTGACACTCGTTAATGTCATTTTTTTAGGATTTGCCATAATTTTTATTTTTTAATAACGTTTAATTATACATATATCAAAATATCAATAGATTATCCCTTCTCCACATAATTCTTGTTCTTCTTTATAAGGACAAAAAGTACAAGTCCATTTAGATGGAGTTGCGGGGTAATCTCTTTCTTTGATTTTACCGCTAGAATTGAAACATTCATTTATAAAATCAGTAATAGCGGCTTTTGCTCTATTTAACTTTATTTTTCCACTTGGAGGAGTAAAAGTTTGAACTCTATATGCTTGATGTGGTGACATAATGTTTTCATCATCCCAATCTAACACTTTTCTTTTTACAATAAAAAACTCTATATCAATGTCTTCTAAAGGTATATTATATTGTTCACTAAAAAATTGTTTATATAAAAGTAATTGATATTGTTTGTCTTCATCTTTTTTAGCGTATTGATTCCATCCTTTAGTACTTGATTTAATATCGATTATCTTAAAGGAATTATTTCTTTCATCATACATTACAACATCTAGATACCCTGTATATAACACGTTATTTAACATTTTATTTGGCGCTATAGTTATTGGTACTTCACAACCTACTAAATACCATCCTTTGCGACTAAAATATCTACTACGTTTTTTTTTAAACCATTCTAATATGCCTATACCATCTTCAAAAAATTCTCTCATTTCAGATGCATCTGAGAAATGTGAATTATTATTTTTCTTATATTGATTTAAATATTCAGTTCTAAATTTATCATTAAAATATTCTTTAATATCTATTTCTCTATCGGCAGCGGCAAATGATTTTTCATATGCTACATCAAGATAATGTTGAATTGCTTCATGTATTGCTGTACCAAAAACAGTATGAATAGATGAACTAAATCTCTTTATTTTATCTTTATACTGTAATTTCCATCTATGTGGACATCCTCTAAAAATTGACATTTGCGAATAAGAAATATTTTTCTGATAGGCATAGTTAACTGCTTGAGGGGGAGATTTTTGGATCTCCTTTACTATTTTTGGTATCTTTCGAGGCAAAACTTATTTTTTCCATTTATCGCGACCTACTAAAAGACCGATTATTCCATAATTAGCAATGTCAATAAATGTATCTTCCATACCTTCACCTTTAACAAAGTTTTTACCATTAGTAAGAAGGTTTTTTAACCTAGATATTTTATCTGTAAGTCTAATGCATAAACCTGTTAATGAGAATTTTTTATCATCTTCGTTTTTTAAATCACCACCTAAGGCAATATTATTTAAACCATAATCCATATGTTTACGAGCAAACATCTCATACATTTCATCTTGGATTTGTTTAAATTCATTAGATAAATCTGGGTATTCAGTTTCAAATACTTCTATAACACCTAAACCATCAATGGTTTTTTCCTTAGTAACTGCTTTATCAAATTCAGCTTCACTAACTAATTCAAAATGTTTTTTTACACTATCACCCATTAACTTGTCCTTTAGGTTTGAAATATTTTTCTAACGTTTCTAATCTTTCCTCAGATGAAGCAAGTAATTTAAGTGCTTCAGTACAGTTGTCCCAATAATCTTTTGTTGAGTGGTCACCTATACCTGCAGGATTATTTGTTAATAATTCAACACTAGCCAGGGCTTTATTTCTATCCGCTTCTGCTTCGGATTTTAAAAATTTGTAAACTTCTAATTTCATAATAATTTATTTATTTCTTTTTGCTGGATTCCCATCTGGTTCAATATACTAAGAATAATATCATCTTCCAAGAAATCTAAGTATTCCTTTACTTCTCTTTGTGAGCATTCCCAATAGTTAGATAAATATTCTAATAATTCAGAATTATATTGTTTAATATTTGACTTAATATATTTGTTCCATTTATTATTTTTTGGAATATATTCTCGATAGACATTATAAATCAATGTTTTTTCTTGTGGAGGCATTTCCTGCACATAATTAACTATATCTATATAATCTTTATTCATAGACATAAACCTATGAATCATATAACTATTAAACAACTCCCAGTCCTTTTCTGAAAATGAACTGGCAGGTTGTTTTAGTGAATTGATTTGTTTTAGCCAATCAAATATGTTCTTCATTTAGCAGAGCTCGTCTTTTAATTCGTCTCTTAGCTCTACTGGAATACCTTCACCTAGAATTTTACCATTTGTAGGATCATAAAATACTGGTATTGGCATAATAGCATCATTATCTGTACCAGCTACAAACTTAGATATTTTTCTAAGAATTACACCTGATTGAAAGATACTTTTACCGTCTGCATTTTTAATTGCTTCGGTAGTTTTTAAATCAACATTAAGTTGAGGTTGTTGAGGTTGCTTATTCATATTACTTATTATTTATTATATTATTAATTAAACTCATTGCATTAATTTCTTTATCAATTCTAAAATTAGCTTTATATTGATGGTCATTAATTAGTATAGCTAATGTACCTTCTTTATTAGGTAATACTTCAGAAGCATTATCATATAAAAATCTAAATAATTCATCAAAATCATCTATATTGGAATTCGCTATAATTTGTCTAATGCCTGTAAAGCTAGGTTTAGGTTTTTTTAATTCCCCAAGGATAGTAGCCAAATAGCTAGAAGAAACTAGTAAAGAGTCATCTAGTTCTAATTTGCCCTTAGTACTACTAGTTTGAATTGAATTGAGCATTTTCCTTAGATCAGGATAGTATTGATTTACTATTTTACCAATGGCAGTTGGTTCATATTTAATGCCCTCCTTATCACAAATCTTAGCTAAATGTACAGCTACTTCCTTTTTAGTTGGGGGAACTATTTTTAATACTTGACATCTAGATTGTAATGGATCTATAATTCTCTCTACATAATTACAAGTCATTATAAATCTAGTAGTTCTAGAAAATGATTCAATAAGATTTCTTAATGATGCTTGAGCTTGTATTGTGAGAAAATCTGCTTCATCTAATATTACTACCTTAATAGGTTTCATAGACATAACTGAAGCAAATCCAGATACTTTATCTCTAATTGTTTCTATACCTCTTTCATCAGAAGCATTAACATATAAATGATCACAATCTAAATTTTTTATTATAAGTTTAGCTAGTGTAGTTTTACCTGTACCAGCAGGACCATAGAGCAGATAATTTTGAATATCATTCTGCTCTAGTTGTTTTGCTATAGATGATTTTAGTTTATCATTTCCAACATAATCATCTAGTACAATAGGTCTGTACTTTTCATTTAATAAACTATTGTCCGTATTCACCATAAATTGAATATCTTTTTTCTACTGGTTTAGGTATTTCTACTTCTTTAGCATCAATAGCATATAGTTTACTTTGTAATGGCTCTAATCTATAATGACCTTTAAATCCAGTTTTTGCCATATATGCTTCAAGTGTATCAGTAAGATTTGGATGGACTTCACCAGTTGGTTCATCTGCCAATCTCCATTTATCACCTGGAGGTACTCTATTAGCTATTAATACTTTGTTTTCTTCTATTTTTACATCCATAATTAATATGTTGGGGGATTATGTGCTAATCCAGCTGCGTTTGAAGCCGAATCTTGTAATATTCTTAACTTTTCTTCAATTGACTTTTTATCTTGTGCCAATGTACATTCAGTTAATAACACAGTTCCAGCTACTGATGCGGCATTTTCTAACGCCAATCTACTAACTTTAGTTGGATCAATCACGCCTTTTTCCCTAAAATTAACAACATCTCCACTATCAACATCAATACCAGCCCAATGATCGTTTCCTGAATTGACTAATTGATCTGCTAGTATTTGTGTTTTTACATCATCGTACCCAGCATTAATTAGAATCTGACTAAATGGTTTAGAACATGCTCCAATTACAATTTGAGCACCAATTGAATCTGCTTTTATACCATTGGAAGCATATAATAAAGCAACTCCACCTCCTGGTAGTATTCCTTCATCAAGTGCTGCTTTGGTAGCATGTAAAGCATCATCAACTCTGTCTTTCTTTTCCCCCATTTCTGTCTCAGTATTACCACCTACATGAATAATCGCTACTCCTCCGACGAATTTTGCCAATCTGTTTTGGAGTTGCTCCGTTTCATAAGGTGTTTTTGATTTTTCGATTTGCGATTGTAATTCTTCAACACGTGCTTCAATTGCTTCCGCTGTTCCTTTTCCATCTACTATTGTCGTTTGCTCTTTTGTTACTGTTACTTTTCTTGCTTCACCAAACCAATCCCAACTGAATTTATCTAGTTTCATTCCTTTTTGTTTATCAAATACTTTACCACCAGTTGTGATAGCAATATCATCTAATACTAATTTTCTTCTATCGCCAAAATCAGGTGCTTTAACAGCACATACATTAATTGTACCTCTCATTTTGTTTACAATAAGAGTTGCTAAAGCTTCATTATCTATATCTTCAGCAATAATTAAAAGTGATTTACCTTGTGCTGATACTGCTTCTAATATAGGTAATAATTCTTTTACTGAATTTAACCTATGATCCATAATTAAAATAGCGGGATTATCTAGAGTACTCTGCATTGTAGAATTATCAGTTACAAAATAAGGTGATTTATAACCTCTATCAAACTGCATACCTTCTACAGTTTCAAGATAAGTATCTCCTGTTTTAGATTCCTCAACATGCACTACTCCTTCTAAACCTACTTTTTCAATTGCTTGAGCAATTAATTTACCTGTTTCAGTATCATTATTTGAAGATATAGTAGCAATTTGTTCTAATTGTCCTTCAGCTGAAATATCTTCTGATATGTTTTTATTAAGATTACTAATTACTTCCTTAACTGTTTTATCTATATCTCTTTTAATTTTAACAGCATTTTCTCCATTATCTAAAGCAGATAAACCTGATTGAATCATTTCTCTAGCTAATAAAGTAGATGTTGTAGTACCATCACCTGCTTTATCTCCTGTTTTCATAGCTGCTTGTCTAATTAATAACTGTCCTAAATGTGCTTCAGGATCAGCATCTAAAAAGGATTTAGCTACTGTAACACCATCTTTAGTTGAAATCGGGGCTTCAATATGCCCTTTAAATATAACAACATTTCTACCATTTGGTCCTAATGTTGATACTACTGCATCTGCTAATTTATTAATACCTTTTAATAAACCTTGCCTTGCTTCTTTTCCGTATTTTATTGAATTTTCCATTAAATATCTGTTAAATCGTTTATGTCTTTTCTATTTACTACTGTTTCTGCTAAAGCATCTTCTACACTTACTGTAGCTTCTACTTTTGCTAATACCTGATTTTCAGGACCAATATAATATTCCTCACCATCAAAAGGTAATTTAGTAAAACCTTGAGTTGGTAAAACTACTTTATCTCCTACTTTAACCTGTGGTGCTATTTGTGTACCATTGATAGTATATCTACCAGGCCCCACAGCTATTACTTCTCCAAATGCATTGGATTCTTTCCCCATATCAGGAACAATAATATTCCCATATGTGGTTTCTTCTGCTTCTATAGGTTTAACTATACAAGCATCATAAAATGCTACTAACTTGCTCATCTATAAATTGTTTTAAATTATTTTCTATTGTTTTATACTGTTTTAATACACCATCTAAATCTCTAGTTTCTTTATCGTGTTTCAAATATCTTTGAATAGCGAATAACGCGCTACCTAGATTTGGATGAAATGAAATTGCTTTTTCATACGATTTAGATTTACCCTTTGATCTAAAATGGTTTGAATTTTTTTGTACTACTTCATTTACTGTATGACACATGTCATCAATAGTAATAAAGTAAGGACTTAATAACTTATCTTTAATAAGTGTGTGGGATTTTGCTTTTCTAGCCATATAACTTTTTTATTTGTTGTACCATCAATATACGAAAAAAACACTGCTAGGACACGTTTTTTTGGTAAAACTATTACTTAATTTTAATTGATTTTGGTTTAGCTTCTTCAGCTAATGGTATAAAAATTTCTAATAGACCATTTGTTAAAGCAGCATCAATACCACTTAAATCAAATTTAGGTGCTATTTTGTATCTTAAATCAAATGATTTTTTAGATAAACCATTATGAATCATTCCATCATGGAATTTCTCATCTTCTGGTTTAGTATAACTAATTTTTAAAGTATCCCCTTCAATATCTAGTACTACGTCTTTTTTAGTTAGACCAGTACAAGCAACTTCAAATGACAAACCTTTGTCATCAAAGAAAATATTAAGTGGATGTGGTTGTTTGAAATTTCCAACAGGTTGAAATGTGCTGTCAGATTTAAAGTGATTCCTAAAAAGGATGTCGAAAGGACTTATATGCCTTTCAAAGATTTCTAATGTACTCATATCATTTTATTTTATGGGGCCGAAGCTCCCGGTTAATTTATTTTAAACATAACATGTGCCCTAGCTAAATGTTTTGTTCTATTATACATATATAATAATAAAGAAAAATTACCCCTCCAAGTAATTTTTAATATATTTCAGTATTTCCCCCTTCTGTATCAAAGAAAAATACTTGAGTTGCTCTTGCCGTATCCACATCATGACCAAAATAAGTTGGCGCAGCATGAATTAATTTAGCATCCCAAATAACACATCTATTAAATACATTTCCAATTTCATCTACCTTAACATAAGGAGTAGGATCAACCCAAGTATTACCATTAAATGCTTCTCCAATATTATCTTCACCACCTCTTAATTTTGTTTCTTTATGAGCATAAAATGAAGTACCAGCTTCAAAAGGTGCATTTGGGTTAAGATAAATAGCTGCTGCCCAAGTTTGACTATCACAATGATATACTGGTCTAAAATCAGCTTTATGGTTTTGGAATCTAGCATTCATACTATGCTCTTCCCAGTTAGTAATTTTTTTATTTAATACTTGTTCAAATTTTTCTTTAACACCTTCAAAAAAGAATTGTTTTCTAGTTCTTAATCCTTCATATCCTTCATCATCAAAATACCATTGATTAACTACAAATTTTCTTAATTCTTCTGGGTTAGTATAAAAGTCATCCATTACGAAAACTCTTGGTTTATTATTAGGGTTTACAGCAAATTTATCTGTTTTTACTACACCCCAATCTCCTTGTGGGTCTGAATCGTTATAATACATTTTTTTTAAATTGTTTGTTCGTTACGTGTTATATAATAAATACTCGACATTTCTTCATTGTCGAATGTTATTTTAGCTAATCCTTTTGTTGATATAAATAATTTAGTATTTTCACTATCTTTATTTACATTTAATATTTCTTTTAAATGATGTGAATTAAATGGTATTTGTATTGATAAAAATTCATCATTAACTTTACCTTCAATTTGATAATTTACTTTACTTGAAAAATTAGTATTGTCGCCAAATACAAATTCACATACATTTTGATTATCTAAATTTTTAACCCCTTTTACTACTAAAATATCATACTCTGCGAGTGAATTTTTAGCTTTAAGTAGGTTATCAATATCGTCTCTTGTTAAGTCTAATTCTATATCCCAATCTAAATCTTTATACCAATCTATTTTTGGTATAATAAATGGATCTGATAGTGAATAACTTAATTCAAAATTAGCATCACTAATATTTAATTTATCGGATAATTGATTTTGTTTTGATACGGATAATAATAAATCACCACTTGTAATAGCTATTAACTTTTGAAGTTTATTAGTATCAAATATAGCTAATTCTCCATCTTCTAATGAAAAATCTTTCATATGAACGTGAGCGGCTAAACCAGAACCACCAACATAAACTTTTAATTCATTATTGTCAATTCTCCATTTAGCTTGTTTAAATTGTCCTAAATAGTATTTAGAAATAAAAGATTGTAATTTATTTTTATTTACCATAACTTATATTTTAATTGTTTCAAATGCTGAGTTGAATGGATTTAAATCTAAAGACCATTCTAAATCAGTAAAAAAACCTTCTAATTTATTTAATAATATTGATTCAAATACGTTTTTCCTATCTGCGAATGTTTCTAAAAATTCAGCAATTTTAGGGGGCATATCATAATCTAAAAATGCTAATGCCTCTATTTTATATGGATTATCCCTTAAATAAATCCATTTAATTTTATCTACTTTAGTAATTGCATTATAGTTTCTATCTAATTTCCAAAACTTAAGTAAATCATTATATCTAATAGCTGCTTTAACAGCTGCTGGAGCTCCTTTTTTAATTTCACTAAACATTTCACCTGCTCTAGCTCTTAAACCTATATAATTATCATATTTTTTAACTGATGTTGGGTTACCTAATTTTATAATTGGTATAGTTCCATCCATTATTTGTTTTTTAAATACTCTAATTTGTTCTAATATATCTTCTCTTTGTGCTCCTTTTAATACTTGAGTTAAAATATTATTAAAAAATTCTCCAAATGCCGGGGGGAAATTAGCTTTTTTAAATTCTAATCCTTTTACATCTAAAATATCCTTTTCAATACCTTCTTGTTTAGTAATCCATTGAGCATATCTTCTAGTAGCTCTAAAATAAGCTGATCTAATTACACACTCGGTTTTCATTTCTAGGAAATGTTCTTCTTTAGGGGTATTAAATACATCTTCAGCTAAATCCTTATAATATTCATTTATTTCTTTTTCAAACGCAAACGCAACTTGTTCAGCATTATGATCTTTTACTTCACTAGGTAATGTTTTATAATCTTCCCATAAAAATTCTAATAATGGCTTAGCATTAATATAATTAGAATCAGTATCAACATAAGCACAGTAATTTGTTTTTCCTGGCTCGCAAATAAAATCTGGTGTTGGTTCTAGGTGTTTCATAGATACGTCAATATAATTAAAATTTAATTGGAATCCAAATTATTTGTTTTTTTCTCTACTATATAATCAAAAGGTATATCTTTAAATCCAAATTTACCCCAATCAAAATAATTTTCTACTTTATCACATTCAATTTGATAAAAATGTTTTAAAAAAGGACTACTATTTTTATTTTGCATTATTTTTTTACCATCTAAAGCTCTAAAAAATTCAGTTGGATGTTCAAACGAAATTAATTCTACCTTATCATATTTTCCAAAATAACGAACCATAGAGGCTTTTTCTTCTCTACCTAAAAATTTATTTATTTCTATTCCTAAACAACCAGGTCCACAAAAATTCATTATATTTTCAGCTGGTAGTTCTTCTTTTTCTACAATTTCAACTATACGATCAATACAATTTTTTAAAATAGGATGACCCTGAATACTACCTATAAAAGCATTTGCTACATTATGGTATTCTAAATCACCTAAATTTAAATCTACCGCTGCAACAAATTCAGTATTTTTCTTTACAAACATATCAAGTGATCCTAAACATATAGAATCAATATCTATATAAAAACCTCCATAAACATATAATACACAATATCTCCATAAATCAGATTTAAAAGAACCAGGTTTTATTCTTAAGTAAGCATCATATACTTTATCACCAAAGTAATACTTCATAAAAACTTCTCTATCATCTGCATTAAAAAAATGATATTCATAATCTGGATTTTCTAGTTTCCAATCATCAACAAGATATTGAAATTGAGGTTCAAAATTACCATGTTCAAATGTTTGAAATATTTTTTTAGGTATCATATTCTTTTGAATCTAAATAGTCACTACCTGTAACTAAATTAATATCGTTTTTAAATTCACTTCTTTTTTGATTCAAATTAAATATTTCTTTAGAAGCTATTATAAACTCTTTATCACTTATTTTTTTATCTCTAACTTTATTTTCTAAATCCCATAACATTCCATTTATACGAGCAAGTTCTAAATATAAAACTTGAAGTGAACTATCATTTTTAGTAAATAAACTAACACATTTAGGATTTAATTCATAAAATTCTCTATCTACCACAGCTAATTTAGCTGGGTCTTTCATTTTAAGTTTTTTTAACTCAAGGATAGATATTCTATCCATTAACTCTCCATTTGATATTTTAATTTTAAAATCTGCCATCACCTGGGATTTTTATTATTGGGCCTGCTAGATTTCCATCAGATTTAATATCACTTCTTTGTTGAATCGACACTTCAAAGGGCACACCATTAATTTTAAAACTGCCTCCTTGTTTAAGCATTTTTTTAAAGAATGTAATTTGTTTATCTGTCCATAAATTACTCATAGTAATTAATTCATCTTTACTCATTACTATATTATGGACTTTAACTAACATGTTAGCCCTAATTGATTGTTTTGTTAATTTCATTTTAAATCTAATTTTTGTTTAAATTTATCTTTAGGTATTTCCCCTTCTATTATTTTATTATATAATTTATTAGCGCATAAAGCACTTTCTTGAATTATTCTGTGTCCTGATAGTGTAATAGCTTCACTTAAAATCGAATAGTTCATACCATATCTAAAATTAGGTACAGCTGTAGCACCATATAAACTATTAAGTAAAATTTTCATTGTATATTGCATTAGATAATAATATTTACCTTTTTCAGTATCTTTTGCCTTAAATGATTTTTTCATTTTCTTTTTATAATCTACTCTTTCATTAAACCATTTTTCTAATATAATGGATAATGTAGATTTTCTATCACTTGAAAAGAAAGAACCATTAGCCGCAACTCTATATTTACCATTTTCTATTGCTTGAACAATTTTTCCTACTTCCCATCTTTCTTGTAGCCCTTTTATATTTTCAAATGTTACAGGGGTATTTGGATCCATTAATTTTAAATCATTTAAACCTAAACGATTGTTTCTATCATCAGCATCTATAATTCTACCAACATAAGTTTCTTTTCCTATATTAATTGTTCTAATAATCGCGGGATATAGTGAAGTTAAATCTAAATCAAACATATTTTCATATAAACCAGCTTCAGGACAAAATAACCAACCACCAGCATAACCATGTTTTTTCTGTGGGTTTTTTTCTTTATTAGGAGGTATAATTCCTTTACCTAATAAGTAAGCTGAAATGGCTCCATCTTGAGTAGTAGTATTAGCATAAACTTCACTGTAATTATGTTTACCTTTATGAGATAAGTTTCTTGTTAATGCTAGATAATCTAATTTTTCATCTAATAATTTTAATATTTCAACATCACGGAAGTTATATTCAACAAATTTCTGAATATCATCAGCATATAAATCATTCAAATTACCATCATATTCTATTTTATTAACCCCAGCATATTTTTCTCCAATAGCATCTAATTTCCAACTAGGTTCATCAGCCCAACTATATTTTTTATGTAAACGCATATAATCAAGAGATTCAATTCCTACTATATCAATAAACATATTTGATTTATAGACAAATTTACTATATTTTTTTAATTTAATTGGTTTTTTTACA